AACAACGGCATTCAATACTGTAAAGAAATTTGTTAATGCCGGGCAGGATTTTGAGAATACTGTCGGGCAGATGGGCAAGTGGTATACTGCTGTATCTGATTTCCGTAAGGGTCATCAGATGAACAAGAAACCACCCATGTTCAAAAAGTTGTTGGCGGCAGGAAGTGTAGAAGAAGAGGCATTGCGCCTTCTGATGCACGAGAAGAAGATAACAGAGCAGGAAAAGGAACTCCAACAAATGCTCAATATGAGATACGGTTGGGGAACTTGGGATGAGCTTAAAGAGATGCGTAGAAAGATACGGGCGCAACGTGAAAGAGATGTTTACAAACAGGCAGAACTAAGAAAAGACCTTATAGAGACTATATCTATTTCTATTGTGGTTGCCATATTAGTTGCAGCTCTAGGTGCTATTATCTATTTCATTGGTTCAGCACAGGGTAAGTGGTAATGGGTTGGGTTGTGTTTATCTTGTTTTTTCTTATCATAAGTGCCTTACTAGCATTCGTGATTCATGTTGACTACCACTTAGATAATCCCCCAGACTATCCCCAGACAGAAGCAGAAGCAAATGTGGAGTTGATGAAGATGCGTATCAAACACGCAGTGGGAAGGATGAATACCGAATGGGATGGCTCGCAGTAGTATTTACTACATACGGCACATTACTTACTGTACCTACGGTTTATTCATCGTATGAACAGTGTATGTATCACGCAGAAAAGATTGAAGACCAAAGAAGATGGAATATGGATTCGCCCACTGTAACAGTCAAGTGCGTTACTAAAGACTAGTACCCACCAGTTGCAGCTGCTTGTGCAGCACTACTAATATCTTTCGTAGGAATAGGCATTGGTGTCATTTGTTGTCCACTCTTAGGAGCTTGATTTGCATTAGTGACCTGTTGATTGACAATTTGAATATTCTGTCTTGCTCTTTCTTTTTCTGCAGCCGTTTCTTGACTAGACTGATTGATCATATCACCTCTTTTATTCTCAATCCTCTGCATCTTTCTTTCGTATGCATTGAGTTTCTTTTCTTCATACTGTCCAGAACCAGAGAATTCACCAACACCAGAGCGTTTTGCCTGTTCGGCTTTAATTGCTTTTATATTCTCCTCACTGATATCGTCATCATCTAGGATTGCCTGCAACTGTGCGTCACTTGCTCCACCCAATAGATTTTGATTAAGTTCAGAATTACCAATTAAGTCTTTATCGTACAGTCCAGTTGTTTCTGCCTGTTCAATTGCAGACATTGCTTTGAATTCATCTGAATCCTGATCTACTTTTTTACCAAACAAGAAGTCAACTACTGTCTCTGGTAGTATTCCACTTGCAAGTCCTCGTACATCAATGTCCAATAGACTTTTGAAGAACTCACCAATCTTTGCAAATGTTTCGATAACAAAATCAGAAAGACGGAATGGTTCATCTGGATCACCGAAACCAAATATATCTTTAATTGCATTGACAGCAAGATTTACTGGATAGAATACAATGTCCATAAGACTGCCAAATAAATCCAAGAAGTTTTGTGTGCTAAAGTCACCAGAGAAAATGCCTTTGATAGAACTAAATAAGTCACCAAATACATCTTGTACGAATTGAAAAAGTGCAAAGTCGCCAAGAGCTTCTACTACTTTTGCTTTCATGTCATCGAAGAAATTAAACACAGGTTGTAGAAACTCACCAATAGTAGCAATCGCCTTTGAAATCATTTCTGGTACTGTTACTGTGAAGAAATTTACAACACCATCTTTCAAGTCCACAAAGAACTGTCCAATAGCTGCACCTATCGAGTCTCCCTCAAATCCAAACAATGCTGCAATGCTTGTCAATATATTATCTATCGAATTGAGGATAAGTCCACCCAATGCATTAACAGTAGCGTTAATACCACCAAGGATATCACCGCTTGCAAACAACTCTATTGCTTCACCGATTCCAGAAAAGAATTCTTTGATATTTTCCCAACTACGAAGAAAAGTATCCTTTATTATAACTCCTAGTGGTTCAAGAATATTATCGTAAAGATTCTTCAATATGGGCATCATAGTTACAACAAAAAAGTCATAAACTTTCCCCAATGCCGGAACGATTTCATCCATGAAGAAAGCACCTAGTGGTTTAATAATGTTTTCATACAGATTGCCAATTGCCGGTAAGATAGTATCATTTATAAACGCTTTAGTTTTTTCCCAATAAGGACTGTTCATAAATGCAACAAAGCCTGCAAGCGCTCCACCAATTGCCAATCCAGCAAGCATTTTCTTGAATCCAGAAAATCCCTTACCACCCATATCCTTACCTTTCTTCAAAATCGTTCCAGGCAACCCAAGGATGCCCTTTTTAACAGATTGAAGTCCTTCTAGTATTCCAAGAAAAGATCTTTTTTGTTCATTCTTATCTTCAGTTCCCGAAGCGGTATCTGAACTCGCAATTTTATCAGCTTTCTTTTGTGCATTCTCTTGTCTGGTTTGCCATGCCTTTTCACCAGCAGCAACCCTATTTGCATCTTTACCCTGATTTTGTAAAGTTGTTCTTAGATTATTAACAGCGTCAACAGTTTGTGTATCATCGTTTTCGACACCAGCAATTTTATTTAAAAGACCTGTCTGTCTTTTATTTTCTGCAACGAGTTCTTTAAAATCTTTATCGGCCATTTTACTTCTTCTTATCTACATATGCGTTTGCGCCAAAATAAGCGGCTACAAGCGCTGATATTGCAACAAAATATGTTGGAGCAATATCACCAATGATTGATGCAGCTTTCTCTTGTCCTAAGAATGATGTGATAAAGATGCCCGCTGGATACAATAACATACCCATCAGAGCAAACCATGTCATCTTTCTCATAGCATCCCTACGAGCGTCTGCATCTTCTAGTTCTTTACGTCTAAATTCCAAATTCATCTCCATTTCTTCTTGCGAAATGTGTCCATCGCCATTACTGTCAAATTCTTCTGCAACTGCCGGATCAGTTGTAATTGTCTTTTTCTCTGCCGCCATCTCTCTACTCCCTAGACTACTATTTATGTTTTTGTTGAGCAGCTTGTTGTCGCTGTCTTTCTTTCTCTTCTTCCAAATACTGCATGAGAAGAGTTATGTAAATCTCCCTCTCCCACGGCATCATTTCTTCTATCTCAGTCAAAGAGTAGTTATGGTGTTGCATTAGTCCGAAATTAGTTTTATAGTAATTTTCCAGACTATTGTGAGAGAGGGCTATTAAAAAAAATCTTGCATCCCTTCAAGTACAACCTCACCATCAGCACCAGTTTTAGGGTTCTTTACCTTGACTATATGTTTCACTTTAGGCATAGTATTAAAGAAATTTTGAACTCTTTCAAACTGTTCGTGTGACATAGATTCAACAAACTCATCCAAGTCTGTTTTTTCCATATCCATCTTTTCATACACATTATTACTATCATAAATTTGTCTGATGCAATTTTTAATAACAGCAAATGTAGCATCAATTTCATCATCCATTTCAAGACTAGTAAGGGTGTCCACCTTTGGATAATCCATGATTACACCTATCTCATCGGTGATTCTGATGTTGGTGTCATGTCCTACTTCTTTTTGACATTGTATTTCTGTCAGATCAATCTTAACCTTTACTTTAGTTTCGCCATCATCTGGACAAGTCACCCATAGTTCTACACTTTCGCCTACTGATTTTGCTCTAAGTTGTAGAAACATATATTCTAAATCGAAAGTTGGCAGATTATTTGCATCTACTTTCCCATAGGTACAAGATGTGATTACATCTTTCACCGATCTCATAATATCTTCAGTCTTTCCAGACTGTTGTGCTATCATTAACGCTTTTTCTTCTTTAACAAGAAACGGGCGGTATTCAATCTTTTCGCCAGTACTTGGGAGCGTCAACTCAAATTTCGCCGAGGCGAGTTTTGGTAATGCCATAATATTTTCTCCTGTGCATTATTAAAAATCAAAATCTAGAGCGCCAAATTGTGATGAACTTATCGCTCTGGTTGATGGTCTGGTTGTAGATGTTGTTGGATTATAACCAGTGTTTATCATACCACCATTCTTATCAATTGGAAAGTGTTCTTTGAAAACAAAGTCTACCTGTACTTGTCCTACTTCTGTACTGCTCTGTGAATATTCTATTGGCCCAATTGTCTTTGGATAACATTCAGTCAGTTGCAACCCACCAGTTTTTTTGTCTGATTTATCTAATTGAAATAGATTTATTGTTCTTGAGTATTCGTTATAATACTCTAAATTGTAAGTTTCTGGATCTATAATAACATCCATCCAGTTTAAAAAATATGTTCTTTCAACGTGTTGTGCAGACAGATAAAAATTCATACTGATAGTTTCTGCATAGGTTAATCCCTGTGCCATTTGATAACTTGGCCCATATACGTTTTCGTTAGGAACTGTCCGAATGTTTTTGCCTGGCAGAGTTGCATTTACAACCTTGAAGGAAACAAATCTATCTTGCGATATATCTGGATTTGCAGCTCCTGGCGAAATTATTTCAACAGAAAATCTGTTGAGAAAAGCGGGGCCGCCATACTTATTGAAGTTCGCAGTGAATTCGTCTAAAAATGCCATTATAGTCTCCTACGTTATTGGCTGTCTTGAGATTCTTCTAGAATCAGCATATACTTTTGTTTCATTTGCTCTTACAAATCTTTGTACTGGTAACAAAACAGCTAACATCATTTCGTCTGCATCAATTCTACGAAATGTTCCCCTCACATTATCGGCAAGATATCTCTTTACTGTTGGTTTGACTAGAGGATTTCTTTTAATACGATTCCATGTAAGTCTAACTCTTGTAGTCTCATCCAAAGAATCGTTTGTTGTATACTCTGACATCACAGACAATAACTTTAATCTCATAGGAATTGATAGATAGTGAAAATTCAATCCTAAGAATCCATTGTTGTATTCTTCAATAGGAAGAACCAAGGGAAACCTATCATAGTAAGGAAGAACCTGTTTATTGTCTTTGTATTTTGGATCATAGAAAAAGAAGTTCATTCTGCCATAACTAGGACGCCCAGTGACTATCCCCTCACGCACCAATTGACTTGGGGGGATTTCACCAAGTTCTTTAACCTTCTCACGAAACCAACGAACACTACGTTCCTTGCCGCCAGTCTTTTCTAGTATACCTTCAATTATCTCTGCCATACTAGTATTTATACATTATCCCAGATGATCTTCTGTAAGAATTTTGAATTCTATTTGTCTATCATTGCACCATTCTATAGCAGCTTCCCACTTTGCTTTGTTCACGCCCCATGTACGGACTTCTTGAACAAATCGTGGTGTTTTGCGTTTGGGTTGCTTTGGAGGGCCACATTGTGCTTTTGGTTTGACTTCTATCAATAGTTTTTTGATAGAACCGTCCTGTTGTTTTACCTTGACATAGAAATCAGGGAAGTAACGGTGCATACGTCCATCCAGAGGAGAACGGTAGGGTATGATTACTTCTTCACTGCCCCACTCTAAGATAGCGTCATTTCTGTCACAATAAACCATAAACTTTCGTTCCCAAAGACTACGATAAATAATATTAGATGAATCGCCTTTGTATTTTTGTGGTTTTGATGGAATATATCTGCCTCTGTATGCCATGTCTATATAAATACTTTCACAATGTATAGGACTATTTAGATGGCGCTATTACCAACAATCAAAAAAAGAGGACAACAGAGTGGTGGTTCTTTCCTTTCTTATCCACAAGAGCTGGGTACATTAGATAGGCACAATCACTATGTTATGTTCTTTATTAATCAACAAGCAAATTCTCAAGTAAAGTTTGCTGATGGTGCATATGATAGTAATGCAGATACTTCAAATGAGGCGACAACTCTTACTATCAAAAGAGCACCAACGAAAAGACTTGCACAAGCAATAGCGTTGTATATGCCTGCACAATTACAAATGTCACATTCTGCAAACTATGGCGAACCAGAAATTGGATCAGCTGTTGCTAGAGTTTTGTCTGCTGCAAATGATTTTAATTCTGGAATGAAACTGGATGATTTGGCAATGTCAATTGTAAACTCTGCTGGTGACCAATTGCAAGATATGGCAACAAAGACTCTAGATGCAACAATCGCTCCAGGCGCTATCGCAGCAAGAGATATTATGACAGGTAAAGTTCGTAATAACAGAACAGAAATGGCGTTTGAAGGTGTGGGGAGAAGAAGCTTTTCATTTACATTTAGGATGTTACCAAAATCTTCAAAAGAAGCAGATAGTATTGAAAAAATTGTCACTGCGTTTAGATATCATGCAATGCCAGAGATTCAAGGTTCAGATGCAACTGGCAGAACAATGATTGCTCCATCAACCTTTGATATTGAATATAAACCAAATGTACATCTACATAAAATATCAACTTCAGTATTAGAGGGTGTTGAGATACAGTATGGTGGAGAAAGAGTTCAGTTCTTTAATGATGACCACCCAGTAGAAACACAATTGACACTAAATTTTAAAGAACTAGAAATCATCACAAAAGAACGTATTGCAGAGGGATTTTAATCATGGCATATTTTAGTCAATTTCCCAAAATAGATTATGATGTTCGTGGCACTGGCATAACCCAGAAGATGACAAACATTACACGCCGTGTGCGTTTTAGAGATTATATGAAAAGAAATTATATCACCTTTGATTATTATGATGTAAAGGCTAGCGAGACACCAGAATATATTGCAAATGAATTTTATGGTGATCCAGAATTACATTGGATTATTCTAATGACAAATGACATTGTAGATTATTTCACAGAATGGCCTATGACTGTACCACAGTTTGAAAGATTTGTAGCGTCTAAGTATGATGATGTAAACGGAATTCATCACTATTGTTTTTCACAAACTTCTGGTGATACTACAACACTAATTGACCTACCAAACGATGCTGCAACAACATTACCAGCTGGTGCAACAGCAGTTACCAACTATGAATATGAAGAGCTACTTCAAGAGAAAAGAAGAAGGATCAGACTGATTCAACCTAGATTTATTGAACAAATCAAAAAAGAGTTCAAAAATAAAATGAACGGATAATATTATGGCGGACATTAAATACGCTGGTGAGTTTATTGTTGAAGAATGCACCCTATGTACAGTGGGTGGTTTAGAGTTGGATTTGAAAGAACAACTTACCACAATATCAATCTTTGAAGATATATTCTCAAACTCTATCACTGGTAACATTTCATTTGTAGATACAAATAACTTGACTGCTAACGCATCTATTGTTGGACAGGAGAAGTTAAAACTTGTTCTTGTAACACCTAATGCAGATGATGATACAAGTAGAAATACAGCTGTAAACTTTACATCTTCCCCTCTGCACATATATCAGATTGGTTATACGACTAATGTTACTGATAGAACAAAAGTATTCAGTCTTAGATTCACCACAGGCGAAATGATTAGAAACAATCGCATTCGTGTTGCACAGGCGTATGAGGGTGAACCAGCTGCAGAAATCATCAAGAAGGTTGTGCGTGACCCAGAACTTTTAGATTCCAAGAAAGAGTTCTATTACGAAGAAACATCAAACCTATTCAAACTTATTGCCCCAAATCAAAGACCTTTTGATTTTATCAATAACATCGCAAAGAAATGTTTGTCTAAGGAATATAACTTTGCTCCATCATTTTTATTTTACGAAACTATTAAAGGTTACTACTTTAGAACCATAGATAGTATGATGGATAGAAAGAACCCTCGTATGGTATTTCGTGAAGTAACGCCTACAGATGACCCAGACAATGTTGGGTTAAATCTTACTAACATTCTGGACTACAGTATTCAAAACTCCACAGATACAGTTCTACAGGCCCGCTCTGGAATGTACGCATCAGAACTATTACTTCTGGATGTGTATAATAAGAGTTATAAGAAATTTGAACACAATTACCTAGATGACTTTGAGAACTCAATTCATGTAGATGAGTACAATGGATATGGTTCTGCAAAGGCGCCAACAATATCCACTGTCAGTGATCAATATGGTAATAGAGTTAGTGACTATTCACAGACTACCTTATATGTACAATGCATTGAAAGGGAAAAGACAGACGGACTGTTCAACCCCGCTTGGGATAAAGAAGTAGATTATAAAGGAACAGATTTATGGTTGCAAAAGAGAAGATCAAGACTTTCTTCACTAGAAACTGCAATTACTCTACGTTTGAAGGTGCCAGGCAATACTACCATTCAGGCTGGTGATTTGATAGGAGTAATATTAAAGAACCAGACAGATGCAGATTCAGCACAAGACCCATATCTAACTGGGCGATATTTGATTACAAATCTAAGACACGAATTTTCACAAGGACAGGGTAAAAATACACATGAACTACACATAGATTGTGTTCGTGATACTGTTCAAGTGCCATATCCATCATCAGGTGTATCTGCTCCAGATGGTGGCAATTCAAATGAAGAAGTTATACCCAGAGGTTCTGCTGACCCTGGCAATATAACATTTTAATAGGAGGGCCAAAAGACAACTCAAATCTTTGTTATGCATTATCAACTCAAACATGAAAAAGAGGCAAACATGACTGCAAAACTCAAAAACCGAATCAAGAAAATGAACTTCCAAAAACAGATTAACAGGACAGTGGTGAATGAGAAAAGAGAGGATACTAAATACTATGAAGAGATATATCGAAAACGAACTATGGAGTTGTTAGGACTAAACAATGAGAACATTTACGGAACTGCAAGAGGGGGTTTATGATCCCAATATATTCAAAGCAATCTTCCTAGCGGGTGGGCCTGGCAGCGGTAAA